ACCACCTCGTCCGTCCCGCGGCGGATCACCTGCTTGGTGCGCGCCTGGACCGTCTTGTCCATCAGGCGCACGCGGCGCACGAGGTCGGCCGCGCCCTCGAGCTGGAAGGTGGCCTTGAAGATCCCGTTCATGAGGCCGCCGCGGGCTGGATGATCTGCTCGCACTGCGCCACCAGCCGCGTGCGCTTCCCGTCGGGGTCGCCGAGATACAGGACGTTGAGCGCGGCGCCGGCGGCGATGATCCGGTGCGCGGGGGTGAGGCCGGAGCGGTAGCGCATGGTGATCACGTGCGTCACCGTCGCGTTCACCTTCCGCGCCTCCATCACCTCGCGGCCGCCCGACGTCTGGACGTCGGCCCAGACGGTGGCCACGTCGACGAACGCGAGCGTGGCGCCGCCGGCGCCGTCGTCGGTGCGGTCGGTGCGCTGGATCCGCACGCGGTGCCGGAGGCGACCCGCCGCGATTCCGGTCACGCCGCCTCCGGGCAACGGTAGGGGCCGAGCAGGTTGGCGACCGCGAGCGGCAGCTCGGAGGTGATGTTGCCGATGTTCACGGCCTCGCGGTTCGCGAACCAGTGCCCGATCATCAGCTTCATGGCCGCGCGGAGCGGGGCCGGCACCGCGGCCGGTGTATCCCCGTAGCCCGCGACGAACAGGATCGTGACCGCGTTCCGCTGCGCGCGCGTCGACGGCCACTCGGCGTCATAGGCGAGGTGGATCCGCGGCGGCGTGGCGGCGGCATCGAGCACGTAGGTGGCCGGGTCGAGCGTCTGCGTCTCGCCGAGCGGATCCACGTAGGTGATCGAGGCGACGCTCTGGACGGGCGGCCGCGCGAGCCGGATCGTCGGGTCGGCCTCGTCGCCGGTGGGGAAGGCGTCCCGGGTCAGGCGCCAGGTCTGCGTGAGGAGCGCGCGGCGCGTCTCCTCCTCCACGTACACACGCGCCGTCTCGATGAACGCGAGGAACTCCGGGTCCCCCGTCGTGTTGGCCACCGGGATCCCGGCGCCCAGCGCGTCGTCCGCGATGGTGTCGGTGTAGCTCGTCGTGCTGTTGTCCGCGATCGTCGCCACGAGCAGGTAGGCGGAGCCATCGGCGACGGTGCGATAGAGTCGGCGCGCGGTGACCGCGGCGCCGCCGAGGGGGATGGCCGTGACGGCCACCTGCCCGTTCGTGGCCGGGTCCATGATGGTGACGGTGCCGGAGAGCGCCCCGCCATCGGTCTCGCCGTCGGCGGTCACGAACGTCACGCGGTAGCGATAGACCCCGACGCTCAGGTCGCCGGCGGCTGCGGGACTGACGCGCGCGACGGTCGGGGCGTCGGGCACGGGCTCGACCATGCTCTCATCGAGCTTCACGTGGCGCTCGACCTCACGCACCGTGAGGGGCTCGGCGGCGGGGGCGACGGTCCGGGTCAGGCCCATCGCGTCCCCGGGGTGCACCGTCTGGTGGATCGGGTGGTGATGCCACTGGGGCGGCGTGGCCCGCACGCGTCACGCGCGCGCGCACGGACCACGACCCCCTCAGCGACCTGGCACAGCTGCAGCAACGTCAGATCCCTCAGGCCGGCGGGTTGGCCGTCGGCTTGACGCTCGGGTGGCCGAGGATGCAGACCGCGGCGATCGGCGCGTTGCCGGCGTTGTTCGCCGGGGTGACCGTGAGGCGCGTCCATTCCTTGCCGCCACGGTAGCCGAGCTTGAAGCACTTGTTGTCGTCGGACTGGATGAAGCTGGCCAGCACCTCGGTGCCCACGAGGTCGTCGTCGGCGACGGCGGCGTAGGTGTCGGGCGAGCCCGACCCATCGTCGTCCGCTTCCTCGAGGAGCGCGGTGAACTCGGCGCCGGCGTCGGCGAGCGTGCCGGTCTGGACGATGTACGTGGCCGAGTCGTAGCCCTTGTGGTTGATGGCCGTGCCGACCATCGCGGTGTTGTCCGTGCCGACCTGCGGCGCGATCACCGGCTTCGGCGTGATGTCGTTCATGAGGTCGCGCATTGCGACGTCTCCTGGGAGCGAGGGAAAGGAGGGAGCGGGAGCGGCGAACACACGCGGGCGGTACCCGGAGGCACCGCCCGCGCATGGATCACGTGCCGAACTTCAGGAGCTTGATGGCCTCGAAGTTCGTGACGTCGCCGCCGACGCGCTTCGTGGTGTAGAACTTGACCCAGCCCTTCTTCGTGAGCGGGTCGCGGAGCACGCGGATGCCGAGGCGATCGACGATCGTGTACCCCTCCTTCAGGTTGCCGAAGCCGAGGGAGTACGAATCGGCAGCGATGTCCGGCATGTCAGGGAAGTCCACCAGCAGATGCCCGTGCAGGCGGCCCATGAACCCGTTGACCACGTCCGGCTGGAAGAGGTAGGTGCCGTCGACCTCGTTCTTCAGCTTGCGGGCCGACGCGATGGTCAGCGTGTTCCCGAAGAAGATCGCGCCGGCGCGGTACGCTGACTTGAGCGTGTGGATCAGGTCGATGATCTTGTCGCCCTTGTTGGTCGCGGCCCAGTCCGCGGACACGCCGGTCTTGATGAACCCGACGCGCTTCCAGTTCGCCACGGTCGGCGCGGACGCGTGCGCATAGCCCAGGATGCCGGACGGCTTCTTGATCCCGTTGCCAGCGACGAACGCCGCGGCCTCGTCGCGCGCGAACTTGGCCGCCACCTTCTTGGCGAGCCAGCTTTCGGGATCGCGGATGTTGTCGTCGAGGTTCTTCTGGGTGGTCTGCGGCTCGGCATAGAGCTCGTGCACCGGGATGCTCCACTCGCCGACCTGCGGCGTGTCGGTCTCGGTGCGGCTCTGCGTCTCGCCCACCCAGCCGGAGCCGGCCTCATCGAGGTCCGTGCCACCGCCGTAGGTATCGGAGATCGTGGTCTGGACGTCGGCGAGGGCACGCATCGGCGACGACTCGTAGACGAGCTCGACGATCCGGCCCGACTTGTCCGGTGAGACACCGTAGCCTCCATCCGGACCCGAGCCCACCGACATCGCGGCGCTCACCTTGCCCTTGCGCAGGAAGGCGCGCATGTCCCGCTGGTACTCGTCCATCTGCGCAACGATCTCTGACGTCACCTCCACCTCATCGGGCGCGAGGGCGCGCTGTGCGGCCAGGAACTCCCGGATGCGGTTGTGGGCCGCGATCTGTTCCTTCGACTGCGCTGCCTCGAACTGCGGGCGGGCGGCCAGCTTCTCGACCTCGTGCAGCTTCGCCGTGAGCGCCGTGATGTCGGTGTTCGCCTTGTCCACGGCGTTCTGCAGCAGCGGGTCGACCGCGCCGTTCTTCTTGAGCTCGGCGAGCGCCTGGTCGTTCGATGCCTTGAAGGTCTCGAACGCGGCCATGATGTCGTCCTTGATCTTCTTCACTTCCTCGGTCTGCCCGACCAGGGCGAGGCCGAGCGGGGCGGTCGTCTCGGCGGCGAAGCTGGGCGTCACGCCCTGCAGCGCGCTGAGCACGAACGCGACGGCGAGCAGGGCGAGGAGCAGCCAGCCGACCGCCACGGCGGCGGGGGAGCTGAGCAGGGCGAGCCCGCCGAGCGGACTGCCGGCCATCGGCGTCACGAGCGCGCCGGCGCCGCGACGCACGGCGTCGAAGCGACCCGCGAACTTGCGCAGCAGGATCGCCGCACGATGCTGGGAGTACATGGGAGTTACCTCGTGGTGAGGGAGCGGATGTCACTCGCCAGGCTGGCGAGCGGCGAGAGGTCGAGGGCCGGAGCACGCTCATCCCGAGGAGTGGCCTGCGACTTGTAGCCCGAGGCGGCGATGCGGCGCGCCTCGGCGTGCGAGAAACCGCCTGCATCCCGCAGGAGCTCCTCGAAATCCCGGATCGTCTCCGGGCGATTCCCCGAGCGGCTGCCCCGCGGCGCGCTCCCGCGCGCGGCGATGCGGACCTCTTCGGGGACATGCTGGAACATGGACGGATCGAACGAGGCCTCGACCGCGGTGCGTTCCTCCATGCGGTCGGCGAAGCCCTGCGCCACGGCCTGGTCGGCGGAGAGCCAGGTCTCCTCCTCCATCAGGGAGAGCGCCTCGGCCGCCGCGATCCCCATACGACGCGCGTAGATGCCGGCGAGCGAGCCGTCGACCGCGTCGAGCAGCTGGCTCATGCGGCGCATCTCCGTGGCGTTGCCCATCGCGAAGGCCCACGCCGAGTGGATCATGACGAAGGCGCCCTCGCTCATCTCCACCTCGTCGCCGGCCAGCGCGATGATCGAGGCCGCGGAGGCCGCGAGGCCGTCCACGTGACTGATCACCTTGGCGGGGTGCCGCGCGAACGCGTTGTAGATCGCGATGCCATCCATCACGTCGCCGCCGGCGGAGTTGATCCGGAGATGGATGAGCGGGGCCGTGATCGCCTTCAGCTCGTCGACGATGTCCTGGGCGCTCACCCCGTACCAGGCGATCTCGTCGTAGATGTAGACCTCGGCGGCGTCCCCGGTGGCGTTCTGGATCCGGAAGTCGGGACGCCCGCCCGCGCGCGCGCGCGCCGGCTTCGGGCGCGCGGCCGGCGCCGCAGCGCTGGCGTGCGCGGGAGGGAGCTTGATGAGGGACCGATGCGTGCTCATGGGCGGCTCAGGGCGTGGGAGGGGGGACGGGCTCAGGGGCGTCCGAGGAGACCATGTTGGCGGGGCGCCAGAACGCATCGCCCCCGTCACGCGGGCCCTCGTTCTCCTTCAAGCGGACCTCGTTCGGACTCAGGAAGCCGTTCTGCACGCTGACGGCGTAGGCCTCCATCCGGGTCTTCAGGTCCGCGCGCGCGATGCTGTCGACCAGGAACTCGACGTAGTAGTCCTCCTGCTCCGCGTCGGTGAGCAGCGCGCGGTTCAGCGCCTGCTCGTTGCGGACCAGGCGCGGCAGCAGGCAGTCGGTCAGGTGCTCCAGCCCCTGGTGCTCGATGTTGTTGTTCGTCGAGCGGCTCAGGTCGCCGATCTTGTGGGGGCCGACGCGGAAGAGCCCGGCGATCTCGGTCCGGTTGTAGTTCCGACTCTCGATGAACTGCGCATCCTTGCTCGAGATCGTCAGCGCCTTGGCCGTCATCCCCTCTTCCAGGAGCCCGATGGTGCTGCTGTTGCTGCCGCCCCACTTCTCCTTCATGGACTCGACGAAGCGCTCGGCCGCGTCGCGCGTCCACGAGGGCGCGTCCTTCGGGCGCTCGATCACGAGGCTCGGGCGCGCCGAGTTCTTGAAGAAGCGCGCGCCGTGGCGCTCGGCGGCGAGCGCGGATCCGATGGTCTCTCGCGCGTAGCCGATGGTCGAGAGTCCGCGGAGGCCGTCGATCGAGAGTCCGCTGAACGAGAGGATCTGGTTCGGTGCGACCTCGCGCTCGCCGCCCGTGCGGTTCGTCACCCAGTAGCGGACGCGCCACTGCGCATCCTGCTCGACCCGGACGCGGCCGCCGATCGGGAGCAGCTCGAGCGGCCGACCATCCGTGCCGCGCGTGATGAAGAAGTCGCCGTTGCCGGTGAGCTCGGCGAACGCCTGCCCCAGCGCGAACAGCGCGCTCGGCGTCATCCAGCCGTTCGGCCGGCGGCGCAGCAGCGCGTAGACCGGATGGTCGGTCGCGCGTTCGCGACCCCCGTTCTTGAGCCGGCGGTACAGGATGCAGGGCAGCTTGCCGATGTCCTCGGTGATGACCCGGACGCACGCGAACACCGCCGCGGCCCGGAGCGCCGAGTCCATGGTCACCGTCTCTCCCGCTTCCGACTCGACCTGCTGCGCGGTGAGCAGGCGCATGAGGTCGGCGGAGCTGGTGATGTCGGCGCGCGGGGCGGTCTGGTGCATCCGCGCGAGGAGGCCCATCAGCGCTTCCCGCCCGGCAACAGGCCGACGACCGCGAGCACGGCGCCGACGAGCATGCAGGTCCACGGCACGGAGAGCTGCGCGCCGCCGAAGCCGAAGAGCAGCAGGCCGCCGTAGAAGTGGGCGTCGCGCAGGTCGAACTCGCGCGCGAACGCGGTGAAGGCGGCGCGGACCGCCAGCCCTGCCGAGGCCACGTGGCGCCTCACGCCCACGCGGAACCTCGGTCCTCATACACGCTGCGGGTCGGCGGCGGCTCGAAGAGCGCGCGCGACAGGGCCATGATCGCCGCGACCGGCCCGTCGATCTTCGCGTTCGCGGTCGGCTTCCGCGGATAGATGTTGTCCTTCGCGTCCGTGTGGCAGACCACGTTGGAGATCATCCAGGTGAAGGCGGGGTTGCCGTCGTGGTGGAACCGCCCCGAGAGGACCAGCGCCTCGAGCTCCTTCATCGGCTCGGAGAGGTGCTTCACCTGCTGCGGGACCTCGATCATCGGGAACCCGTCCTCCGTGAGCTCGTTGGCGAGCTTCAACGCTTGGAAGCTGTCGTAGCCGATCGCGCGCAGGTCATGATCCGCGCGCAGCGTCACTAGGTCGTCCTTGATCAGCTCGAAGTCCGTGGTGTTCCCGTCGGTCTGCGTGAGGTGTCCGGCCGCGGCCCAGCCCACGTACTGGCTGTTGTCCGAGGCCTCGACCGTATCCTCCGGCACGTAGAACTTCCCGAACGCGTAGTAGTGGACCTTGTCCTCGAGCTCGCCGGTCTTCGGGTGCTTGGTCGGCACCAACCGCGTGAAGATCTCCACCCGGGCCGCGATGTCCGTCTTGCTGCTCAGGTCGAGCGCCACGAAGCCCGGGTCGGTCCGGAAGGCCGCGCGATCGAGGGTGTGGTCGGCGCAGCGGTCCCACGCGCGCATGTCCATCCACGGGCTGTCGGCGTTGACCCAGACGTCGAGGTGCTTCGTCAGGAAGTTCGGCTGCGCGGACGGCAGCTGCTGCGCCTTCCGGCACGCGCGCGCGATGTAGTCGAGCTTGACCGAGACGCCGAGATTGGGATTCGCCTTCGCCCAGGCGGCGGGGTCTGCCCAGTCGTCCTCGTCGTCGATCGTGTAGACGATGCCGAAGAAGCTCTCGTCCTCGGCCGTGGCCCCCTCGAGCGTGAGGCCTCGCGCGTCGGCAACCTCCGGCGAGGCGGCCAGCGCGCCGGCGAGGATCTTGAGCAGGTAGCCGCGCTGCTCGAAGCAGACCCCGGACCGGTCGGCGCCGGCAGTGGTGATCGCCAACAGGAGCGGTTGGTCGCGCGCGCCCATCGCGGACTCGAGGACGTCCCACACGCCGCGCGTGCGGTGCGCGTGCAGCTCGTCGACCAGGGCGAGATGCGGGTTCAGCCCGTCGAGGTTCTTGTCGTCGGACGAGAGGGGCTGGAACGTGGACTCACTGTCCTCCGAGGCGAGGGCATGCACCCCCGGCTCGACGCCGAACTTGCTGCAGTACCGCGGCGTCTTGAGCGCCATGCGCCGCGCGATGTTGAAGACGATGCGCGCCTGGTCGCGCGTCGTCGCGGCCGAGTAGCACTCGGCGCCGGGCTCGCGATCGGGGCCGAGCATGTAGAGGCCGAGCCCTGCGGCGAGCGTGCTCTTCGCGTTCTTGCGCGGGACCTCGACGTACCCGATGCGGAAGCGGCGCGTCCCGTCCTTATCGCGGATCGTCTGGTCGGCGTGGGCCTCGGTGGAGAAGACCCACGAGAACAGCGTCATCACCAGGAAGATCTGCCACGCCTCGAGCACGATGGTCCGGCTCTTCCAGCGCCCCTTCACGTGCGGCAGGAGCTCGAGCATCAGGCAGACCCGCGCGCCGCGAGCGGCGTCGTAGCGATACGGGAAGTCGGGCGTCTCGGCGCGCGAGAGGTCGCGCAGCTGTCGCGCGCATGCGGCGACCTGCCAGCGGGCAGCAGGGATCCGTCCCTCCACCGTCGCGCGGGCATAGTCGAGAGCGAGGGCAGCATAGTCACGAGGCGCGGGAGCCACCGACGACGTCCCAGGGATCCACCGTCTTCGCGCCCTCCGCGTCGCCGGCGTGCGGGACGCGGCTGCGGCTGGCCGGCGTGAGTCCGAACTCCTGCGCGAACCGCCGCGCCTCGGCCCACGCGGTGCGCGCGATCGCGACCTCGGGGCGGGGGATCAGCCCCTGCGGCGACAGCATCGTGAGCCGGCCCTTCGACAACGCGCGATCCGCGCGGACCGCGCGATCGTAAGCGGCGCAGTAGCCCTCGAGCGCGGCGACGTCGACCTCGGTCAGCACGGTGAGCGTCACGAGCTGGCCGGCGACGCGTCGCCATTCGGCGCGGCCATCCTTGCGCAGCCAGCTCGGCGGCTTCGGCACGGCGGCGACGGCCGGCGGATCCGGCATCCCTTCGTCGCGGTCCGCGCGGAACGTGCCCTCGAGGAGCTTGAGCCACCGCGGCTTCGGCGCGGGTCCGCGCTTACCGCCGGCCATAGACCCCCCTCACGAAACCTGACGGCGCACGAAGAAAGGAGACCACGCGGTCGTGGGGCGCGGCGCCCTGAAGGATTTCACCCCCCCTCCCCCCTGTCGCGTCCACGCCACGGAAGCTGCTTCCGCTTTCGGTCCTGTTCGGGTTCGACGGCGAGGGCCGGAGACCGGCGCGGGTTGCCGAACCCGCCTTCCTCGCGCACGGCCTTGGCCGAGTTGCAGGGCAGGCAGAGCGGCTGGTGGTTCGTGGGCTCCCAGAACAGGCGCTCGTCGCCCTTGTGGGGCACGATGTGATCGACGCACTGCGAGGCGACCACTTCACCACGGCGCTCGTGCT